CGGGTTTGTAGCCGGGATTGAGGAAAAAAAAGTTCGAAAGATGTTGGATGAATTTTTTATTGAAGGAGAGGTAAGTTTGGATCGGTGGTTGCTTATGGCTAAAGGAAAGGTTAAACCGTCCCGCGATGAAGGAGCTGATGCTAAGGCAGATCATCCTCAAACAATTATGTATTTGGATAGTTCGTCAACAAATGCAATGTATTCGGCAATAACTAGACGATTCAAGAAGTGTCTTGATGAGTGTTTAAGGTCGAATATTTCTTTGAATTCGCAGGATAGTGTTGCGGATCATGAAGAATGGTATAATAGTTTGGAGACGTTGCGTCAATCTTATCCAGCTACTGTGAGTTATGCGGCTGATATTAAGACGTATGATAGGTCACAGGAACATGTTGGACTTAAGTGTGAGACGAGATTTTATGCAAGGATGGGTTTGACAAGAGAAAGGTTAGCTATCTGGGAACAAACACATGGTCCTAAGAAGGCAATGTCAATGATGTTTGGTGTGGTGATTTCAATGGTTTGGGGTGGTGTGTCTGGGTTGTGGAAGACATTGCTTCGTAACGGTCTCGTTAATTTAATGGCTGTTTTGATGGCCACTGATATTGATCGCACTTCGATTGTTATGCTTGATATTAAGGGAGATGATATGGATGCTGAGTTTTCAAGAGCTATTAAAGTTGAAACGGCAGTTGAAAGAATGAGTCTTTCATTTAATTTGAGTGCCAAGTTTTTTACAAATGATGTTCGGTACATGTGTAAAGAATTTAGGTTACGTATCAATGGAAGATGGTGTTTTGTAGCTGATCCTTGGGCTAGAATTCAGTCAGCACTTACTCCAGTGTGGGTTGGCAATAAGGAAGATACATTGGCTGAGAAGTGGATTAGTATGAAAGATGACTTGCGTGGTTATGACAATGGTCTTAAGGTTGATGCTGTGTCTGAAGCGGCTCAACAGTATTATGGACTTCCAATTGTGCCGTATGGTTTAGCTCGTAGTTTAGCTAAGTTGCAGTGGATAGAAATGCTTATTTCAAGTTTTTTGGTCCAGCTGAGTTGGTGAGTTAATTATTTGGCTGAAATTGGTTTGCGTTTATTGTTTTATATTTGATTGGTTTAAAGTTGGAGTATTGCATGTTTACCCGCATGCTTAGTAGGTAACTTTGGTTATATCAAAAAAAAAATAAGTTTGTCAATTTTTAAAAAATTGATTTTTAAAATTACAATCGCTATTTAAATTTGTGTGTCTTTATTGCAAGTTTATCTTATTATGACATAGGGGTTTCCCGAATTCGTGTATAGGTTGTTATATACCTC